ATGTTCCCGCTGCCTCCAGTAATCACTGCTCTTCATTGACCGCTCCTATCATCGGTGCTTGTGCTGTTTCAGCGTCAACCGCTTCCGCTTCCCTCTTCGCGTCATTCACGATAGACAAGACCGAAAGCTGCGTTTCCTTTGTTACAATGCCTTCTAGCGTTTGTGCTGTTTGTGCTTCTTCCTGCACGTTTGCCGGAAAGTTCTCCGTAAATTTATACGTGATCGTCACCCAAGAATCTTTTTTCATAGAGCTGGCCGGATTTGAAAAAATCAGCTTGTATCTCCGGTTCATGCCGGATGTGAACTTACGTTCTTTTGTCTTCGCGTGATCGGACATGGTTTTTAGCTTATACTTCAGCGCAATCCCGGAAGAAGTTCCAAAATTTTCGTCTGAAATGTTTGCCACCATCGATATTTGAAAAATCAATCTCTCTAAACGGTTGATAAGATTTTCTTGTGTCGTATCTGCATTCGGCTTCTGAAGAAAATCAACCGTGATTCCGGCTGTATCACCTTCAAGGTTTATGATTCTATTGCTGCGCAGCTGCTTAAGATCATCATCCTTAAGAAATGGCCCAAGCACTTTTAAGTAGGCATCGGCAAAGTAATCAACGTCATTCGCCTTTTCACTAATCGCCTTGTTGTATTCGTTGATGATCGGAAGCACGCTTTCAAAAATTCCGATGCGCTCTTCATTTTCCACGTACTCAACAGCCGGAACGCCGTTAAAT